TACGGAAGTTCTGTAGATAGTTCCAGAACCTGTAGTAATACCAGTTCCAGCTTCTACTGCCATTGTATTTGCGTCAAAAGATGCAAATCCAGCAGTAGATATAGACATTTGAGTAGTTTCAACTCCTGTACCTGTTGCAGTAGCAATAGACGAGTATCCACCTTCGGAACGTAAGGTTCCTTTAAAAGTTGTATTAGCCATATAAACCTCCTATCTGGCTGAGTCAGTCACATTATTATGACTGTTAGGGATAAAATCAGTATTACACAAAAAAAGGCGACACGCAAGTGTCGCCTTTGATTTTAAATTTATTAGCCTTATACTCCAGGAGATCCAAACACACATCTTGGGTCTGAAACACCGAAGCTATATCTCTCACGAGCCTTATATCTTACGTTTCCTGTATCGAAGTCACCTTCCATACTTGTTGCGATTCCTGCTCTTTCAAAATGCTTAAATCCGTTTGGAGCATCAGTTTTAATGAAAAACGCATCTGTATCTGTTAAGAAGTGATTGATAACGTACCCTTGTGGTAACATTCCCATGTTCTTAACTGCGTTTACATCATTATCTGCTGTTCCAGGACGTAAGTTAGAAGCCATTAATCTTTCAGCAACAAATTGTAATGCTGGTGGAATAATTAACTTCTGTCCTTTAAGAGCAATCTTTAGTCCTCTTTCATCAATAAAAGCTGCAATATCTATTAATGCTTGTTCTAAAGAAGTTTCATTTAAGTCAGCTGAACTGCTCAATTCATTTCTGAATGTGCCTCCTGCTGCTGTTGGATGGTCTGTAGCACAAAGCTCTTTTCCATCACCAAATGTAAAACCACTGTCAAACGCATTGTTTAATACAGAAGCTGCCTTGACTTGCTTGGTATTAGACATAGAACGAGCTAACGCACGAGTATAACGAGAACTAAGTTTGTCATAAAGGTTATCCTCTACGGCTTCCTCAGTAATCGAGAACGCTAGTGCGATCGTTTCATGTGTGTACCTTGCTGTGAAGGACTCATTAGCAGTGTCAAACGATACAGCAGCACCTTCTGCTTTTTCAGGTGCTGTTCCAAAGCCTGACAACATTACCTCTTCTTCAAACGCTCTGTCTGAAGATTCAGTGTCGTAAATTTCAGTATGCTCGTTGTCATACCTATCATACTCCAAACCAAATAGAGCGTTTAATCCAGGCTCTAATTCTTTAAGGAGTTGGGATCTTGCAATAGCCATATCAATATCTCCTTATAGACCAGTGGTTGCAGTGTGGAACGGAAGATTTAACTTCACCAAGAAGCGAACTCCTGCTGATGCTACATCAATGTCGTTGAAACTGTCTTTTATTCCAACAATTCTGAAGTTATCAGTTGCCGTAGTTGCTCCTGCTGTGGTTACGGATATTTCTCCAGTAGAAATATTACTATTTCCAGTGGTAGAACCAAATCCAGTTCCCTCAGCATTGGAATGAACAAGTGACTGAGCAGTTGCTACATTAGTTAAAGACGCATCCCCTTGTATTTCATAAACCTGATTAGGGTTATCATAAACAAACACAGTTGCTTCTGAGCTTGCTTTTAAAAGGGATGTTCCAGGATAGTAGTTGTTGAATACAGTTTTACCTGTAAGATCAACGTATTCACATCCAGCCATAACTCCTAAGATTGCTACACTTCCACCATCACTAGCACTAACATCTACAAGTCCATTAGCCAACGGGATAACCATGTCACCTTGATAGATGGCAGAGGATGATCCAGCAGTTGCACTAACTTGAACCTTGTATGCAGTTAACCCATTTGAGTTTGGTGCAGAACCTAAGAGATTATATGGACGTAAACCAAAAGGGGCATCTATATTGCTTGCCATTTTTTAGTTTCCTTCTCTAAAAGTTTACTCGGTAGTACCTTTGTTACCACCGAAAGTTACACGACTTTGCCTTTCTGGTTTCAGAATAGGCATACTAGGGTGTTGTTCCCTCATCATATCGTTATCTACAGCTTTCATTTGATCTCTAGTCATATTTTTAAAATATTCCTGTCGTTCAGCTTTAGATTCTAATGGGAACCTTGCGAGTATTAAGCCACCCACCCCTATAACACCAGAATGTTTTCCATCCTGTATCGTAGGAGCTTCAAAATCGGGGTACTCGTCTGCACGAACTAATTCAAAGCCTTCGCGAAGCCTTGCAGAAAGGTTTTTCTTATCGTCGTATCCCATGATTGATTCACGGATCCAACGATGAGTATAGCCTTCTGGAGCTGGGGGAGCATCTAAAGTAGATGGGGGTGTCCACGGTTTCCTGCGTGTTTGTTTTTCACGAGTAGCTGTGGTGCGTGAAGTGCGATCTGTCATAATGATCTATCCTTTACGAGTTTCTAGCAAAGCAAGTTGCTCTGCATATTTGTCTAATGGTACACCAAGTTTCTTGGCGATTGCAACCTCTGATTTATTTAATTTGACAGATTTCTTTGTAACTCTGCCAGAACCACGATTAGTAGAAGCCACTACAGGACCTCTAGGTTGGTTGACTACTCGTGATTGTTCTTCCCCTTTAAACTTATGAGGAAAATCTCTTTTCATTCTAGAATCTAATTCTTCATAATAATCATCGGAAGTTGGATCAAATCCTTCAGATTCAACTAATGTTTTATGATGACTAAATGCTGTTAATGTCATAGGTTCATCTGCACCAAACCATGCGTTTTTCGCAGCCCATGCTGATGCTTTTGGATCGGGTGCTGGTTTAGCAGGAGGGACGGCTGCTGATGGAGGAGTTTCTGCAGCCGTATCAGTTTTCGCTTCCGTTTCTTGAGCTTTTTTGATGTAACTTAGCTTAACATTCTCACTAGCTAAATTAGCAAGTTCAGTTTGAGCTTGCACTTGAGCTTCAGTGTCTCCACGATCTATTGCATCTCTCAATTTACTTTGTAAAGTATCTTGTGTTGCTTTTATTCTACTTTCAAATTCAGAAACATATTGAGTATCGGCTGTAGTTGCCTTTTTTGCTTGTTCTTCAACTTGAGCTTTTAGAGCTTCAGCATATTTTATCGCTGCTTGCTCTCTTCTTTCAGTTTCACGCATTTTAGCTGTTAAATTATCTATTCTGCGTTGAACTTTTTTACTATAACCCTCTAATTCTTCATCAGAAGATTCTTTTTCGGGTTCTTGTGGTGTCTCCGTCTGTTTCTCTACCTGTTCTGCTTTTTGTTTATCTTCAGGTAACTGAACTTCTACTTCTTCTAAATCTAAATCTAATTCTTGTTGTGCTTCTGCCATTGTTTTCCCCTATAAATGTAAAATGTCTGCAGGATCATTAATCGTAGCTAAGATTTCGTCATCATTTAACAATCTGACTTCACCTCCGTCTATTCTAAAACGACTTCCTGCGTATCTTCCAAAAATAACCCAGTCTTCTTCCTTACACCACGCTCCACTATCACCAAATTTATCTGGATCTTTGTATGCGAGAGGACCAACTTTTAAAACTAAGGCACAAACAGTAGCTAAAGCTTCTCTTTCTACTGCTGCATCAGGGATAAAAACACCACCTTCAGTTTTTCCTTTGCCCTTATAAGGAAGAACAAGTATTCTCCACCCTGTAGGCTCTGGTAATTTTTCTAATGTTGGTGTTTCTTGAGATTTTTCTTTTTTAGGCTGCGATTTATTAGCACATCGTTTAGGTAATATTAAAGTTTTACTCATTTTGTTTTTCTACTCTTTCTAGCAGGGTCGTTAATTCCTGTCGAACGTAATTTAGCTCATGTAATTTAGCTCTAAGCTTTTCAAACTCTTGAAAATCCTTCACAGCACCATAACATAAGGTTTCGTGCAAGTTTTCCTTGCGTTCATCCATCACTTTAAGCAATTTTTGGGAAATGTAAAGGTCATCCATCTACTTTTCTCCTCTTTTTTGTCTTTTTTTCACACATTGTACATGTTTATAGTAAAAATAGTTGCCAATTTTATCAAAAAACTTAAATATTCTCAAATATGTCCACATCATTTGGTTAAACCTTTTTGTTTCTCATATGTTCTTAACCCACCAAGTCCTAACATTCCCATCAAAACAGTCATTAAACTACCCATATCAAAAGTAGGAAGTTCTGGTATCTGAACAGATAGATAGGCACATACAAATATAGTCACAGGGGCTAGGACAAAATGCCAACATAGAGCAATTCCACAAGTCCACCCAATAAAAGGTCTCCATCCAGCTACAAAAATAGATTTGTGCTGTGCTTCTGCTTTGTTTATTTCTATTTGTCCTTTAGCTAACTCCTGTGCGTGTTTCTCAGCCATAGTCGCAAGATCGTGTGCTAATTTATTTTTTACATCTTTGTCCTCAATAAACTTACCAACAAGTTTACTTACTGGACCGATTAGTGCTGTTAACATTATTTTCTCCCTTATGTTCGTGACCCATCCATATACCAAATACACCAGTCATTACACCCATAACTACAGATACAAATGCAGACTGACTAGCAGTTGGTGCATCTAAATCCATAAACCATTCGGCACATCTCCAGGACATTATTGTACTAGCAAGCATCATAAATCTTGGTAGTATCTTCCATTTTAGAAAAGTTTCTACATTCATTTCATTAATGCCTCATTTAGTCCAAACACTTCTAAAATCATAAACGTAAAAAATAATAATAGTATGCCACCAGCTATTAGCTTACCAGAAAAATTAGTTGAACCAATTTTAATTGCGATAAACTCATTTCCTAATATTCTCAATATTAGTTCAAAACTATTACTTCCTACTTTTAAATCAACTGCTTTTTTCTTTCCACTTGTATCTTCCATTGTAATTTTCCCCTTTTAATCTTCCTACAGAAAGTTTTTTACATTTATATTGAGTGGGTTTCCATAATGGGTAGTATTTGTGTACTTGTCTACTAATAGCAAGAGCTCTTTGTATGCAATCATATTCTGTTTTATAAGGACCATATTGATCTACTAAAACTTGACAGGTGTTAGGTATTCCTATTACACAAATTGTTACAAGAGTTTTAAACATCTTCCTTTTTATTAGGTTTCTTTTTTGCTGCTCTTGCTTTCTTTATTTTTGCTTCATATTCACGCATTTCTTGTAACTCTTTACGAGCCACTTCGTTCGCTGAATTTTCAACTTTTTTTGCTTTTTTCATTTTAATCTCCTTATC